TTCGCAGCGTGTCCATTGGGGGTGACCCCTACATTCAGAGAATGTACCAAATCATGGAGTTAGAGCTTAACTCCATATCCCGAAGCATCGACCAGGATGGTTAATGCTTTGAGTGCGAGGTCGATATCGGCTTGTGGAACCCCTTGTATCGCGAGATATAGGGAAACCACAGCGATAGAGACCCGCAGTAAGGTAGGTTTGATCATTTAAATCACTCCTGTTGAAACGGGCCTTGTCATTGGCCCAATACCTTACTTGCACCGCCTGGATGTCATCATCATACAAGAGGTCAACTTTCCTCTCGGAAAGACTAACCCATATCAACTCATCTGGGCCGTAAAACGGGCCAAATTTGTAGAAAATGGGATAGATAGATCTCAAAGTATTAATGATGAACAACCAGGGCTTAACAAATCTAGCGTCGCATATCCCGTTGCACAGGGAATATGTTCGGAGTCGATTTGCTAGCTCGACAAATTGGAGTGGTGTTTCAAGCAGGCCAGTTACACGTAACGGGCTTACTTTTATACCTTTCCAATAGTCACCACCACAGCTCTCCCTAAAAGGGCCGCTTGAAAAAGATTTATCGACGTTAGTCTTAAATCCTAACCAGGCAGATACCTTTCGGAATAAGGGAAGGCACTCGACCGGTATGATGACATCGTCACCATAAACGCCAATATTATTGACGTCTGTCGGGTCGGTGGTGGCCCATCGTGGTTGGACACCACATTCCTCCACTACGCTTATTGCAAGCGCTAGGAAGATCATGGTTTCCATTTCGAATGTAAAACAGTTCCCCATAGCTGCAAATTTATGGTGGGGCAGGCGTACTTCTTTTTCGCTTCCTGTTCCTAGGGAAACGACAGAGGTGCGACATGCAACCATCATATCGAACAGCCAATGAGGAAACAACATTCGGACCACTTGGTAAGCTATCCTGTCACTTGCGCTTTCCTGATCTTCAGTCGCAAGACTGTTATCGAGAGAAGCACGACGGGCCAGAGCCTGGTTAACAGGCTGCTGGCGCTCAATATCAAGTTTAGCACGTTGTGCTAAACATCGAGATAAAAACTGACCGAGCATCTTTTGACAAAAGATGTTCCCGGTCGGCCCTACTTCGATGCCCCTCAAGGATTTCCAATCCTTGGGAACAAACTTCAACTCAGAATACCGAGCCGAAGAGATATTGAGAACACTGGTCGGGCCTTCTACAGGTTGTTTTATTATAGATTCCACCCATGTGGGTGACATCCATAATAAATTCTGTAAAAGGCCATGACATGACGGAGTGCACTCGGGGATTGCGTCAAACTTCGCCCATATGTGGACGTTACGATCTCGGCAATTCTGCGTCACACCGGGACCGAAACCGCCAACGCAAGAGAAGGGATTATCGTCTGTCCAATAAGCTATTTTCCGTTGCATTCGATACAATACCGATGCAACGTCCTTTTCAGGAAGCTCAGAGGTTAGACGACGATTTGTCTCTAGGTTGGCGGCTTCAGCCGATGACCATTTTGCGAGCGTCAGACCCATAAGGTCTTTTGGATTGCGAAGACCATCGCACTTACGTACGATGTGAAATGCAGACCAATCGCTGGGAAAATGGGATCGATTAAACCATATCTCCAAATCCAGATAATCCGAGGGGTTCATTGAGATGCTTTGCAAAGCATCGAAATCACCATAATGCAAACAGATACTGATTGCATTGGCCTTGGGTGTACCTATTTGACATAGGTACGTCTGAACGAGTTCCAGAGTTATAGCCTTCGCACGAGTCTTCTTAATCGGTGAAACTGAGAAAGAGGAACCGCGTTTAGACCATGTAACTTTGTGAGACCTTTTGTGGGTCTCTGAGAGGGATTGCACACCCTCCCGATGTCCTGGTTTGGACATATTGAACTCCTAAGGAGACTTCCCTGTTAGATGACAGGGAGCATGGTGTCGATCAGATCACTGAATTCATCGCTAGCAACATAAGCAGCGAAGACAGCCTTCAACTCAGCACGAGACGCACCCGAGGTCTTATCGTTAATGACGATTTTGATCTCAGCGGAATTCGCGTAGCTGACGGTTGTCGAATCAGGATCGACCGGTGTAACCGCGACCATACGGAACTTCAGCTGCTTAGTGGAGCCATAGGCACCACCGCGTTGCGGAACAACCGATACGGAGATTCGCGGATTGAGGATCGCAGGACCGACTGGAAGGATCCATTCGGCGGGACTGGTATCACTGATTTGGGGCTTGACGGCCTTGAACAGGAGACCAGTACCTAAGTTGAGGTCATTGAACCGTGTGGTCATGATTTTCTTCCGAAAGTGAGGAATCCATTTGCCAATAAGGCTAGGGAATCCCAGAAGTGGTTGAGACTTATCTTTGGTAGGTCAAGTGTCGGGAGGGGGTAGGAAGGTAAGGACAAAGTCCTATGCTTCAGCTCCCTCGTGACTCTGACCGACCCAGGGTTAAGAAGGATAAAGGCTCCAAAAGGTTTATCGTAAACCAATTGGTCCTCAATGTATGACGTTTTAAACGTCATACTAAAATCCTCGAGACTGTAACCGGAAGGAATTGATGAACTACCAAGGTAGTCACCGACGTTCCAGACCCAATCAACGAGGAAGGAGGCTCTCGTAGCCTCCCATGCAACTGCAGTCGGGTTGTCAAGCCCGAATTCGTGTGCCGAGGCTAACCACGGAGACTGTAGCTCTAGGAAGCCAGCGAGTTTAACTCGATGGGATCCATAGCGCGTAGACTCACGTGAATAGGTCCAAGCATTTTCTGCAACCACATCGTTATCGAAGTTCTTAGTAACGGAAGCAGTTATTTTCGCTCCAATTCTAAGACCTCCTTTTAACGAATCAGCTACATCGAATATATCGTGCACGGTAGGTTCCCAACCATACCGCAGCTGAAGCCATGCTGCCCCAAAGGCGGCAGCAGTGTCTTTCAGTCCATCGCCACTAATATGACCGGCTCTACGCAAACGACCATAGGCTTTTCGTGCAGAAGCACGATTGAGCCCAAACTCGCGAGCAAGAGCCCACCAATTAGTACGACCAGGATGGATTTTCCTAACGAGACGATTCAGTTTTCCAACGGCATGAGAGATCATGTCGATGGCTTCCTGACGCGTCCGGTAGAAATCCAACAGGTTGGCGGAGCCTCCAGATACCTTCTTGTAAAACTTTACAACGGCGGCATCTATCAGCTCTTGGGGGATTGGAATGATATCACTGCAGGGATTCATACCCGTTGACGGGTCCGAGGTACTGTAAAAGTAAACTTTATCAGTATTCCCAAGACCTGCCCAGCGGCACGGCGATCGTAAGATGTAAACATCTCTTTGATGGTAGTACGCGCGAGGTGGATATAATCCATCTTGTCGACGAGGACCAGAACTCGAGGCTTTCTCTTCATGTTCACGACGAACTACTGACATCGTCCAGTGATACGGCGCCTGATAAGGCGGCGGCATCCACTGGTCAACGTAGTAGTTTGCAGGAATAATAAGATACTTGTCTGGAATCATGGTTCTCACCTCAAAGATGAAAGAGGCCCGGGAGGG